CCTGGATAGCCAGACACATGGTCGATTTAGATGCACCATCAAATAGAAATCCAGATGACCCAGGATACCCTGGCGCAGGACTGGTAGCACATCTTTTATGGGGTTCAGGCCCATCTAAGTCATCAGCTGAACGCGCGATGAGATATGCGCAATCAATTATTGACCAACTGGATGCAGAGCAACAGCGCACACGATGGTCGAGTATCGCTATACAATTAGATAAGACAACAAAGGATGAGCCAGTGACTAAAGTAGAACGTAGAGTTAAGACAGACGTAGACTTCGAGATTAGATTATTACCAGACGATAAAGATGGTATGAGATTCACAGGTTACGCTGCAGTATTTAACAGCGACAGCGAACCACTACCTTTTACTGAGCGCATAGTCCCAGGAGCATTTAAGCGTTCCCTAAAGGCTCGTAATGAAATTAAAATGTTTGTCAATCACAATATGGATATGGTGCTCGCATCTACACGCGCTAAGACTCTCAGACTCACTGAGGACTCTAAAGGTCTACTAGCAGAAGCCTCACTCCCAGACACAACTTATGGTCGTGACCTATCAGTCTTAATGAAACGAGGAGATGTCCACTCCATGTCATTCGGTTTCTCTGTACCTAAAAGAGGTGACAGATGGTCAGATGATGGCACTGTCAGAGAATTATTGGACATACGCCTACATGAGGTATCTATCGTCACAGGATTTCCAGCCTACGAAGCGACTACAGCACAAGTCAGATCAGTAGAAATACTGGCATTTAGGACTAACACTGACCCAGATTTACTAGCTGATGCTCTAATCAAATTAGAAAGTGGAGAATCACTGTCACCTGATAGTGCTGACCTAATTACAGAAGTGGTAACTAAATTACGAACAGATGCACCTATCTTAGGGTCATTCAGTAACCTGGATATCAAACGCAAACAGCTAGACCTAGTCTACAAGGCACTCTAATGAATAAAGACCAAATAAAAGACGTAATACTTAAAACTGCAGGTTATCCTGAATCAGGTGTGATAGCTGAACTTGCTGACGCGATGGCTACAGCGATAGTAGAAATCGATACACCTGAAATTAAGAAATTTGAACCAGTAAAAGAAACCCGAGTTATAGAAAGTAAAGAGACTCGCTAAATCTGATATAGGATATATCTAGATAGTTGCGTGGATGCCACCACTATCGCTACCTGTCGTGTGAGCCACGCAGTCCAACTCAAACAAAAAGGACGACATCATAATGTCATTGGAATACATTAAGCAACAACATGAAGCACGTAATCGTGCCTGGGAAGAAGCCAAAACTCTTCTCGATTCTGCAGCAGCAGAAAAGCGCGAACTAACAGCTGAAGAAGATGCTAAGTATCAAAGCATCTCAGCAGACTTAGATCGCAGAGCACAAATAATCGAAACCTTAAAAGCAGATGCAGATCGCGAAGTGCGTGCAGCAGAAGCAATGAGAGGTTTTGAAGATCAAGCCAAACCAGTAGTAGAAAAATCCACAGCTAAAGATGAAGCAGAAATTATTCGTTCATTAGCACGTGGCGATATGAGATCATACGAATTTGAAAAGAGAGACATTACAAAATCCTCAACAGGATCACCAGTGCCAACCTCTTTCTACAATCGTATTATCGAATTAGCAAGATTCGTAGGACCTATGTTAGAGACTTCAACAATCCTTAACACAGCTGGTGGAGAAAACCTACAAATCCCATCACTGAGTGCATACTCAGCGACTCAAGGAACTGCAACTGCAGAAGCAGCAGCATATTCAGAAGCAGATCCTACATTCAACTCATTCGTTACATTAGGTGCCTACAAATACGGGTTCCTAATTCAAGTAACACGTGAACTAGTTGAAGATGCTGGAGTTGACATTCTCGGTTTCTTGGCCGACCAAATCGGTAACACTATGGGAACAACTGCAAATAGCAGACTCACATTAGGTACAGGAACTGTAGAACCAAACGGTATCGTTCCACGCGCAGGCTCAGGCGTAGCATCAACAGCTACATCCTTAGCAGCAGATGACCTAATCTCACTTGTGTACTCACTCGACACAGTTGCACGCAGATTGCCAGGCTCTGGCTTTATGATGAATGCAAACACTGTTGCTGCAGTGCGTAAATTAAAAGATAACTCAGGTCAATATCTATTCAGCCCATCAATGAACTCAGAAGATCGCGATCTATTACTAGGTCACCGTATCTACGAGAACCCAGCGATGAGCAACGTAGGTTCAGCTGTGAAATCAGTTATCTTCGGTAACCTGAACTCATATTTCGTGCGTCAAGTTGGTGGCATAAGAATCGACAGATCCGATGATTACGCTTTCAACCAAGACCTAATTACGTTCAGAGCACAGGTACGCCTAGATGGTAACCTGATTCAGACCAGCCATGTTAAGTATTTAACAACCAGCTGATCTGAATAATTTAGTTGTCTAGGATACGAAGCGCAGGTCGTGTCCTAGACTCCCTTTAGACCCCATGCTCTAGTAGTGTGGGGTCTAACTTATTTAGGAGTCCTGCGTGAATAGAGCTGAAAGACGAGCATTAGAGAAACAAAAACCTAGACATCTGCATGCCGTTAAATCTGGTGAAGATAAAAGACGCATTTTATGGATGTCGAACGCACCCTGGGCTACGACTGGCTACGGCCAACAGAGCGCACAGGCCATCCCACGATTTAAGAAAGCAGGATATGACATCGCTATCGCTGCTAATTATGGTTTAGAGGCAGCAGCATCTACCTGGTCTACTGAGTATGGTGATGTACCTGTTTATCCACGTGGTCACGATCAGTGGTCTAATGATGTTATTCCAGCGCACATGTACGACTGGTATAGACATGACCCATCAGCTGAGCACGCCATGATCACACTATTCGACCAGTGGGTATTTAAAGGCCCTAGATATTCTGACTGGCGTATCGGTGCGTGGACTCCGATAGATCACATGCCTGCACCACCAGATGTTGCAGCGTGGGTACGTCAGGACTTTGTCACACCTATCGCTATGAGTATGTATGGTAAGTCGATGTTAGAGAATGTAGGCATCGCATCGGAGTATGTACCTCATGCTATCGAGCGTGTGTACGAACCAACAGATTTTATTACTAGAGATAATCAGCAGGTAACTGCTAGAGAAATGATGCGTGTCCCAGAAGATGCGTTCGTAGTGGGTATGAATGCTGCTAATAAAGGTGTGTACCCATGTCGTAAAGCGTTCGGTGAAAATATTTTGGCATTCTCTATGTTCGCTCAGAAACACCCTGACGCAGTCCTCTACTTACACACAGATGCTCTAGGCAGTTTAGGTGGTATCAAAATGCTGGAGTTAATTAAATCTGTAGGACTTAAAAAAGACCAATACAGATTCGTAGACCCATACATGCTCAGGACTGGTATCCCATCTAATGAGATGGCTGCGATTTACACAGGCATGGATGTGCTATTAGCAACCAGCTATGGTGAGGGATTCGGAATACCTACCATTGAGGCACAGGCATGTGGGACCAGAGTCATCGTGTCAGACTTTGCAGCATCGACAGAGTTATGTGGAGATGGATGGTTGGTAGGTGGGCAACCGTTATGGGATGCACCACAGAAATCGTTCTTCCATGTGCCATCTATTCCCGAGATAGTGTCAGCTCTAGATGAGGCGTACATAAAAGCAGATGACAGATCAGTTAAGGCGATAGATTTTGCAGCACAGTATCAGTCAGATGTCGTCTTTGATAAATACTGGACAAAGGCTCTAGATGCACTATTCGCTAAACCTGCACCTGTAATAGGTGACAGCACTCGAGGTGTACCTGTAGATATGCCAGAGAATCCAGCTGAGGCATCAGAAGCCAAAATATGATTCCAGTAATGGTCGTGCCTGTGTTAGCACGTCACGATTTATTAGACAGGATGATTGCTTCTATAAATTATGCTGTAAAAGATTTAGTGATTATAGATAACGCTGGTGATAGTAAGTATGAGCCTGTGTGGAATCAGTGGGTAGGTAATGTACATCTGTGGAGATTTCCACATAATCTAGGTGTATCTACATCGTGGAATCTGGGCATTAAAGCATTTCCATACGCTGATTACTGGCTAATCTGTAACTTTGATACAGAGTGGTCTGGTGACTCACTGCGATTATTTGCAGAAACAGCTACCAGTGACTCATTAGTGTTATCAGGATCACCACAGCCCTGGTGTGCTTTCACGTTAGGCTGGCAGGTTGTAGATACTGTCGGACTATTTGATGAGGCACTGCATCCTGCCTATTTCGAGGATAACGACTACCAGCGCAGATGTAACTACGCAAACATCAGAACTAATCACTCTTTCATACCTGTAGCGCACGATAACTCATCCACACTGCACGCAGGTTACACAGCACGTAACGCTGAGACATTTCCAAACAACGCAGACTATTATCACGATAAAGAGCAACGAGGAGATCTGTCAGAGGGCAGATGGACTATTAAACGTAGGAGACGTAATGCCTGGGACAGCTGATGTAACGATTATTACAGCCACGATTCCAACTAGAGCAGACTTATTAGCGAGAGCAGTTGCCAGTGTTAAGGCACAAACGTTACAGCCTGCTGCTCATTTGATTATGGAAGATAATGAGAAAATCGGTGGAGCAGCAGTACTAGACAAATTACTTAAAAAGGTGACAACTAAATATGTGGCTGTCCTAGATGATGATGATGAAATGCTACCTCAGCATATAGAGGTAATCTACAAATGTATAACAGAATCGGATGCTGATTTGGTCTACCCCTGGTTTAGATATCAAACATCAGGTAACGCTGGTCACCTTGAAAGATACTTTGGCGTTCCCTGGTCTAATGATGATGTGCATCAGGTACCTATAACCTGGATAGCCAAAACACTCATGATTAAACGAGCTGGGGGATTTTCAGAGGGTTATGAGCGTGATTCTATGAACCTAGATAGTAGTGGAAATCGAATAGGTTACGATTTCACACTTATACAAAACTTAGTCGCACAGAATAGAGTCATAAAACATCATCCTGAAGTCACCTGGATTTATCATGACGATAGAGCATCAACATTAGGCATGCCATCACGATGGTAGCTGATGTCACAATAATTACAGCAGTTTATGGTGACAAATATGATCACTTTATAGATGGCTGGTCTGAGGCTATAAATAATTTAACTATCGCACCGAAGCGTGTGATATGTGCTGGTGACAGATTAAGAAATATAAACGCTCAGCAGATAGTGTCTCAGCCTGCAGTCGGATGGAAATGGCGTTCACCCTGGTACTGGAATAGTGCTGCACGTAACACAGATACAGAGTGGATATGGGTGCTAGATATAGATGATCGTATTAAACCTCATGCTTTAGAGAATCTGATGGAGCAGACCTGTGACATTTGGTTAGTCGGCATAGATGTAAATGGTACAGAAAATTATCTCCCACCTAGATTAACTAATGAGCAGATAGCATCATCTGAGCACTGCTATTTCTGCTGTGGGTCACCTATTAGACGATCATGGTGGCAGCAGAATCCATACAGGGATTTAGCATTTACTGATTGGGCTATGTGGCGCACGTCAGCTAAGATGGGTGCGCGTTTCGAGTGGGCTAATAAAGTGGGCTATTACTATCGTAAAGATTTTGATAACTCTATGTCTGGCTGGGCTGATGCAGATGCAAATAATAGAGCAGAGATATTAGCGTTATGAATCTAAAAGATTTTAAATCTAAATACAATCTGAGTACACCGATAAAACATGGTGAGACTGATATACAGGGATGGCAGTCCGATAGTTCAGTCTTTACAGATGTGATTCAAAGATATAAACCTAAGACGATAATCGAAGTGGGCTCATGGTTAGGTGCATCAGCGTTACATATGGCATCACTAATGAAAGATACAGACTTTGACATAATCTGTGTAGACACTTTTCTAGGTTCCAACTCTGCCCTATGGGATGACTACAATCGTGACCTGGTTAATAATTTCAGTAGCATCTATGATCAGTTCTGTATTAACGTGACCAGCCATTATCTGAATAGTCAAATATCACCATTACCTATGACATCTTCTGGAGCAGCAGAATTAATTAGATTAAATCATGTCGTGGTTGATATGGTGTATATAGACGCTGGTCACAGGTATCGTGATGTGCTCGCAGATTTACAGGACTGGTATCCAATAGCCAGTAAAGTGGTAGTCGGAGATGATTATAGTCCTGTGTGGGCTGGTGTGCAGGATGCTGTAAAAGATTTCACGCAGAGCATGAATATCAGCTATCAGGAGCAGGATCAAAAGTTCATCATAGGTAAATAAACCGATAGACTATGAGCAATAACTAGGAGTTTTCATGGCAATTACAAACGGATACGCTTCGCTGGCAGAAACGAAGTCAGCACTGCGTATTACAGATTCAGTAGACGACAGTCTGCTAGAGATGGCTATCGAGTCAGCATCCCGACTCATAGATGGCTATGCAGGTAGACAGTTCTTCTCATCAGGTACTGCGATACGTTATTTCACAGCTGATGATGATTTCGTCTGCGAGATAGATGACATATCCTCAGCCTCAATTACTCTAGTCACTGCTATGGATGCAGATGCAGTATTCGATACCACCTGGGCTACCACTGACTATCAGCTGGAACCCTTAAATGCTGTGCTAGATGGTCAAGCGTGGCCGTACACACGTATTCGTGCTGTCGGAGATTACCTGTGGCCTATTTCTGGTGGCGAGGCTTTAGTAAAACTAACTGCTGTATTCGGATGGCCTGCAGTACCTATCGCCATTAAACAGGCAACTATTATTCAGGCATCACGTATCTTTAAACGACTGGACTCTCCTTTAGGCGTAGCTGGTTTTGGAGATTTAGGCGTTATGCGCGTGTCATCATCTCTAGACCCAGATGTCGCACAGCTAGTCGCACCATATAGACGACTCAGGAACATGGCGTAATGGCATCCATAAGTACACTGCGTACACAGATAGCCACTAACCTGGCTACGATAACTGGTCTGCGCACCACATCCACTATGCCTGACAATCCAAATCCACCTGTCGCTATCGTAATTCCACGCTCAGTCAGCTACGATGAGGCGTTTAGAAAAGGCATGCAGATTTACGCTTTCAATGTCATGGTAATCGTGGGCAGAGTCGATGAGAGATCAGCGCAGAATAATTTAGACTCATATTGTTCATCCACAGGAACATCTAGTATCAAACTCGCTGTAGAACGCGACAAGACTCTAGGTGGTAACGCATTCGATGTGCGTGTAACTGAGATGACAAACTACGGTCAGATAACCGTAGGTGAGGTAGTATATCTATCAGCAGAGTTTCAAGTCCTCTGCTACGCAGACTAGGAGAAATTAACAATGGCAAAATTTGCTGCAACCGATTATGCCGTAAGCATAAACGGAACCCAGTTCGGCACATCACTTAACAGTGCTGAATTAACAATAGAGGCTGACGACTTAGAAACCACAGCGTTCGGTGGAACATTCCGTACACGTGTAGGTGGACTAAAGTCAGCATCAGTAACACTAAACTTTATGCAAGATTTTGCAAACGGTTCAGTGGATTCAGTATTAAATGGTCTAGTTGGATCTATCGCTACCGTAGTGATAATTCCAGCAGGCACAGCAGTTACAGCTACTAACCCAAGATACACAGCAGAATGCTTAGTTACCCAATACTCACCATTCGCATCATCCGTTGGGGATTTAGCAACATTTTCTATTACATGGCCTGTAACTGGCACTGTAACAAGGGGAACAGTCTAAATATGAGAATCAATCTGCGCGTTGAATATATAAATGGTGATCCTAAAGAGATTACCTGCTCTGCTAAAGACCTAGTTGCCTTTGAGGACAAATATAATCGGTCAGTTGTGGCTCTTGAGAAAGAAATGCGACTGACTGATTTATTTTGGCTAGCATGGCACTCAGAATCTCGTACTGGTTCTACCAAGAAAGATTTTGATAACTGGCTAGACGATATCGAGGGTGTAACAGCTAGCGAGATCGACCCAAAATAAAGCCGCTCGGTGACTCGAGCGAGCACTGGATGATTGCATACCTGGCTGTAGAAACAGGTATCGCACCATCATTATTATTACAAGAAACTGATCGTATGCTTTATACGATGTCCATGTATCTGCGATGGCGTGCGTCTGAGTCTAATAAGAAGCAGAGGTAATTATGGGAATAAAGATTGAAGCACCCGTAATAGCTGGAGTGCAGGAAGTGTTAGCTGAACTGCGCACTATGGAACCTGATTTATATAAACAGGCACGTAAAGACATGATAAGCACTGTAAGACCTATGACTGAGGCTATTAAAGGTCACATCAGAGGTGAAGTTATAGACAAACTGCCCTCAGGATTTAGTCGTGGGAGATTAGGGCCATCACTTAGAAGCATTAGAGTTAATGCTCGTATATCTGCACGTAAGCGTAAAGGAATATCCACACTCGCATCTGTGCGTACTACATCTGCTGCGATAGAGATAGCAGATATGGCTGGTAGGAAGAATCCATCTGGTAGATCAGCATCAGGTGCTGCACTTATTGAGTTTCTCAATTTTAAGTTCGGTCATCGACCATCTAGGTTTATTTGGCCTGTGGCTGAGGAATATATCCCTGAAATTACTACAGGGTTGCTTTTATCGATTGAGAAATATTCACGACATACTAATGAAAATCTGGAAGCATTAATTCAGTCTCCTCAGGCTACCAGTTACAGAAGAATTGACAGTATCCCTAATCGCTCAGTTCGTCTAGACTAGGTTTTACTATGGCAATTATTATTCCGATTCTGTCCCAGTGGAACCCTGTTGGACTTAATAAAGCGATGTCTGATATCAGACGTGCTGAGGGTGGATTTAATAAGTTCAAGGCTGGTATTAAATCTTTAGCTGTTCCAGCAGCAGCGACATTTGCAGCGATAACAGCTGGTGCATTTTCTACAATTAAAGCGGCTGAGGAAGCCCAGGTCGCTAATAGACGACTCGCTAACGTTCTTAAACAAATGGGTTACGCTAATGCGACCAATCGAGTTTTAGATTACGCAGATGCTCTATCGACTCAGATAGGTAAAGAAGATGAGTCTATTAAGTTAGTTCAGGCAAAATTAGCAACATTCAAAAATCTTACAAAGACTATAGATCAGACTAATGGTGCGTTCGATAGGGCTACACGTGCAGCATTTGACTTAGCAGCAGCAGGATTCGGTGAGGCTGAGCAGTCAGCAACACAGTTAGGTAAAGCGTTACAGGATCCGATTAAAGGTATCACTGCACTCGCTAGATCTGGTGTGACATTTACAAATGCTGAAAAGGAAAAGATTAAGGCTCTAGTCGAGTCAGGGAAATTATTAGAGGCTCAGGATGTGCTATTAAAAGCCATTGAGACTCAGGTCGGTGGCACAGCTGAGGCTACAGCGACAGCATCAGAGAAGATGAAAATCCGATTCGGTGAAATGAAAGAGGCTCTTGGTCAGCAGTTATTACCAGCATTCGAGCGTCTAGCACCTATCGTGGAGAAAGTCTTTAATTTTATAGCTGACAACTCAGATGTATTCGTAACACTGACAGCAGTTATCGCAGGTACTACAGCAGCAGTCATCGCACTAAATATTGCTCTAGCACTTAACCCATTCACATATATCGTGCTAGGTATAGGTGCTGCTATCGCACTCATAGCACTTGCCATTATGCGATTCGAGTATCTGAAACTGACTGTATTTAATGTCGCTGCAGGTATCGGTCAGATATTTGTCTACACATTTAACGTAGTCGCTGATGCTCTCACCAGATTAGTTAATGAGTTCGTGCGTACATACAACAGATACCTATTGCCAGCAATAAAAACATTCAAAAAAGATGCACAGGCTTTAGCTGAGGTCGATTTCACTAAACCATTTGATTCTGCTAATGCTGCAATAGATAAGTTCGGTGCTGCTAACCGTAAAACTAGGTCAGAACTTAATTACAATATAGATGCTGTTGGTGCAGTGACTGACGCTATCGGATCTCTAACACCTGCCCTAGATGATTTGACTAATGAATACGATAAGACTGCAGACTCAGCTGACAAGGTTACTGAGGCCATGAAAGCGCAGAAGAAAGCAGCGCAGGATGCTGCTAAGGCTATTGTGGATGACTTAGAGAAATCATTACAGAGTGCCGAGTCACAGCTGGATTCTGTAAAGAATAAGTTTAATGATTTGAAAGACACCATATCTGGGTCAGTTACTGATGTCATCGACTTCGGTGGCGCATTAGAGTCAGGTAATTTCGTACAGGGTCTGGTCAGTCAGGCTAATGCTGCCAAAACATTTGCAGACAAAGTTAAACAGCTCATCCAGTTAGGACTATCTGAGCGTGGTATTAGACAGGTATTAGATGCAGGATTCGAGTCAGGCACGTTAATTGCAGATCAAATTATCCTGGGTGGTAGCACAGTCGTACAGCAGATAAATGAGCTGGTTGCATCTGTCGCTGCTGTAGCTGATGAGGTTGGAATACAGGGAGCACAGAATTTCTATCAGGCTGGTGTGGATAGTGCGCAGGCATTAGTTAATGGGATTCTTTCGCAATTATCAGCAGCACAGGCAGCATATAAAGCATTAACAGATGTAACAGGTACTACACCGTCTGCTACAGATATTGCACCATCAGGTAAAGGCGATACACCTGGGCCTAAACCAAAATTAGATACATCCAAATTAACAACTAGCGCAGTTTCTAAGATTGCATCTCAGTTAGGTGGCAGGTCTGATGCTGCTGCTAGATCATATACAGCATTAGCACAGGCGTATGGAATAACTAAGTTTGCAAAAGGTGGCATTGTTACTCAGCCGATGATGGGTATGGTCGGTGAGGCAGGCCCAGAAGCAATTATTCCTCTTAATAAAGCAGGTGGAGCGTTAGGTAACACATACAACATCACAGTTAATGCTGGTATGGGAACTGATGGTGCATCTGTTGGCAGAGTTATTGTGGATGCAATTAAGAAGTTCGAGAAAACCTCAGGCCCAGTCTTTGCGAGTGCCTAATGCCAGCACCCAGTACTAAAGTAGAAATCGGATTCGACTTATCAGCTCTAGGTGGGCCGTTCTTTATATTAGATGATCCTGTCCAGGGTGTGCTGGATAATACGACCTACACATTAGGTGGAACATTATTTTATGATGTCTCAGATGATGTGCTCAGTGTCAATGTCAATCGTGGTAAATCTAGGCAGTTAGATAAGTTCACAGCTGGAAATGCTGCAGTCACTTTTATTAACCAGGACAGAGCATTCGACCCTCTTAACGCTTCCAGTCCTTATTTTGGTCAGATTATCCCTAGACGTACAGTAAGAATTACGACCAGTGGGTCAGCCGTATTTTATGGGTCAATAGATGACTGGAATCTTACCTATGACGTATCTGGTTACTCGACAGCTGGTGCAGTTATCTCGGATGGTTTTACATATTTTGCACAGCAGGTACTGACAGCACACACAGCTACATCTCAGCTAACTGGTGCTCGTATCGCTGCAGTTCTAGATAGATCAGAGATTAATTGGCCTGCCTCATTAAGAGATTTAGAGACAGGTGGGATGACATTACAGGCTGATGTGGTAAGTGACGGCACTAATGCCCTGGACTATCTCCAGTTGGTTAATTTCTCTGAGCCTGGTGCATTATTTATGGGTGCTGATGGATCTATCGTATTTAAAGATAGGACTGATGCCCCAGTTTCTACAGGGCTAGTCGCTTTCACAGATGACGGTACAGGTGTCCCATTTGTGGATGTGCAGGTCGTATATGGGTCAGAACTTTTATACAACTTTATTCAGATAGAGCGTGCTAATGGTGGTACAGCCACAGCCTCAGATTCTGATAGTCAGAACTCCTATGGGGTCGTAGCGTTAGTCCAATCAGGGCTTTTGATGAATACTGATACTGATGCTCAGGATTTAGCTGATTATCTACTAGGTAAGTACTCAGAGCCTGAATATCGGTTCGAGTCTTTGACTGTCGCATTAGAGGATTTGTCGTCTGGTAACCAGACAGCAGTGCTCTCACTGGAGATAGGTGACATAGCACAGATTAAGTTCACACCTAATCAGACTGGCACGCAGATAGACAAGTACGCAACTATCATTAGAATAGATCATGAGATAGTACCTATGTCTCACAGAATTACATACGGCTTCGAGACATTAGACTATGCGAGTTTAGTTCTAGATGACACAGTATTCGGACTACTAGACGATGGAAGGTTGAGTTTCTAAATGGGCTCAGGCTACAGAGTATTTACAGCTGGTGAAGTTTTAAGTGCATCTAATGTGCAGAATTATTTACAAGATCAAGCCGTAATGGTATTCGGTGGTACTGCTGCACGATCATCTGCTATCGGTACAGCTAACTTTGAAGAGGGCATGCTTACCTATTTAACTGATGTCGATAAATTACAGGTTTATACAGGTGCTGCATTCGCAGATGTGTATCCTGCTGCTGCTTCCAATCAGGGTTTGACGCTGATTTCAACAACTAGTTTTAGTGGAGTAGCCAGTCAATCAATCAATGATGTTTTTAGTGCAACTTATGATAATTATCAAATAATTATGAATCTTACATCAGACGCAACTCGTGCATTAAAATTAAGGCTTAGGGTATCTGGAAGTGATGCATCTGGCGCAAATTACAATTATCAATCATTAGAAGCAACTGCAGCAAGTATTTCTTCTGCAAGAAGTCAAAATCAAACAAGTTATGATGTGAGTGCTACAAGAACAACCGAAACAACACACCAACTTAGTATGGATAATCCTTTT